CGAAAGGTGGATAGGGATTTGTGTCGCCGGGCCCGACCGTGATGTCGCCGGCATTTTCCGAATCAGCGACTAGCAACAACTGAAAAAGCTTCTTGCCGGCTAGATCGACTTCGCGCTGAAGTGCTTGGTTAATCGCCGTCAGATCGAGCGTCGTCGCACTTGCGCCGATCGTCAGCGTGAAGGGGATGATATGCGTCGGTTTCATCACCAGCGCATTCTGATCAAACGACTTGTTTATATTGAAGCCGTCGTGCGTCAAGATTCGCGATTCCGAATTCGAGCCGGCCGGGTGATAGGTCGATTCGATCGATTCGATGCCGGTCAGCTGAATGATCACTGAAACTTGTTCGTCAGCCATTGGGAAAGTTCCTTTAGGTAGTGGTGTCGACTGGTAACAAAATCCAATCGGCGACTAGTCGTGCGTTCGACGTTCCATTCAGCCCGCCGATTGCGCCGGCCGTGCCGATCATTCCTTCGTCGACCGGTACGACGTCCATCACGCGCACCTTGTAAGATCGATTGAGGTTTGCCCATTTGATCGGGTGAACGCTTCCGATCGCGGCGAAGTATGTGTTTCGTAGCGCGTCAGCGGCCGCGACGTTCGGACAGTCGACGAACGTGCGCACCATCTGAAGTTGATTGTGAGAACCGGCCAGCCAGACCGCTTCGCCGTCGACGCCGGCTTGCCGTTCGATCGTATACGTCGGCTTCTTCGGCTGCGGCGGGTTGCCCATGCGAATAAAGTTAAACGGGCCGATGCTGGATGCGCTCATTGCCGTTCCTTCTGCGAATTCATCTGGTCAGGAATGGCCCCCTGGTTTCGCGTGTTCTGTTCGATTCGTTTCAGGGTGTCGTTCAGCGTGTTCTTGATCGACTCGAACCGATCCAGATCGCCGGCCTGATTGTCAAGGTTCAGCGAGTCGTAAGCACTGCGCGCCGCTTGTGCCGGGTCTACGCCGAATTCCATTTGTGCTTCGAACCATAACTGACTAGCACCGCGACGAAGGAAACCACCCAGCCCCGGCACGGCACGCTGGGCTAGTCCGGTATAGGCTTCGCGGGCAAACGCGCGACGGCTTCCTTCGGTGTCTTCCAGTTTGAACTGTTCAAGTTTGGTATCGAGTTCGGCTTGTGCGGTTGCGAGTCCTTGCCGGCCGGCCGTTTGTAGATTCGTCTTGAGTCGATCGACTAGCCCGACGTCCGGCTTGATCAGACTCTGATTATCACGATACGCACGCGCGACCGACGAATCGGGATTCGTCAGCAGTGCTTTCGCCGCTTCGGCAATTTCTAGCGGAAACGTTGCACCCTTGAACGACTCGCTGCCGTAGAAGAATTGCCGCTGAAGTTCGACGTCGTTTTGAATCGCGGTAATTCGCTGATCTAACGATTTAAACCCGGTTCCCTTTTGCAGCACCGAACCGCCGGCCCCGATGATGTCGCTTTCAGGTAGAAAGTCGGCTAACTGACTCGCAAGAGATATCGAACCCGTCTTCGTGATCGCACCCTGCTTGTCACCGATCGCACCACCGAGCGCGGCGAACAGTGCCGCACCTTCCTTCGTAGCCGTCATCGGGTTGCCGGTCGTGTCCAGGTTCGCGATCGATGCTAACGCCGGCGCTACGTTCTCGAACGATTTCAAGTTCTCAATACGTGCGACACCCTGCGTCGATAGCACCATGCCCATCGCACGCTTAAAGTCGTCAGACGATTGCGCCTTGTTGATCTTCGCCACGTCGCCGAGTGCCGACGCGAATGCCGGCAGCTGCGTCGGATCGTCGCGAAAGATCGACGCGGCTTCGGTTAGCAGACCTAGCGTCAGTTGACGATTGCCACCAGTTGCCGACAGCGTCGACGCCGACGATTCCAGCAGCGCGGCCAGGTTGCCGAACTTTGTATCTTGGTTGACCTTTTCGAGCGACTTAATAAACGAATCGATTTCAGACTTCGGTGCGTCGCCGAAGTTCTTGATCAGTTGCGCTTCAGCCTGAGCGACGGTCAGCTGCGTGCTTTTCGCTTGGTTGTCGAGTTCGATTTGTCGACGACGTTCTGCGTTATAGATTGCGATCGCTTGTGTCGCGGTGAACCAACTAGCAGTGATCGCGCCGATCGACTTGGTCAGTCGACCGGCTAGATCGATGTTTCCGGCCATGCCTTTCTGACCGGCCGCGTTCGCGTCGTGGCTGGCTCGCTTGACCTTATCTAGATCGCTGCGAAGCTTCGTGTTTTCGCGTTCGAGTTTTCGATACGACTTTTCGACGTCGCTGTCGCGTGTCGTAAACTCGAATTTAACAGCACCCACGAATCACCTCGTCACGAATTGCCTAATGAGGATCGGCAGAACAGCGATGTTATCTTCGGCGTCGTCGTCCTTCCCTATGCGGGAAAGCATCAGTTCGCCGATGCTTGGTCGGTAGTCGGGCATCTTGCCGCGATTCCACGCGGAATAAATCAGGTATTGGCTATTTGCTCGGATCGGTTCGTCGTTTTTTTTTCCTCACTAAACATCGAATAAATATCGGCATCGATCAGCGCGACGACGAACGCGGTGAAAAAATCCTGATCGGTGATGCCGCTTCGTAGGTCGTGCAAGATGCGATGTTCGGTGCGACCGAATCGATAGTTCGCACCCATCACGTCGATCGCCCAGCCGAGCAGTTCGCGATCGTCGAAGCTTTGCCCGGCTTGAATGCGATCGAAGATCATGCAAGCGATTTCCCAGATATAGCGATCGGCGTTTCGTAGCGTTTCGACCAGCCCGCCGGCACTATCGAACGCGATGCTGGTCGGCAACAGTCCGAACGTCTTGCCGTCGGTTCGTGCGGTCGGTATCGCCCAGCGATCGCCGGAAGCGTCCGGCACCCAGCGACCCGACAGAATCGAAGAACGTACCAAGTCGGCCGCGACCGGTGGCTGATCTTTGTCGTAGCCGATCCAGAACGTGCCGCTGATCGCCGGCGACCAGACTTGTCGACTCGAATCGAACTTCAGCGAATAGTTTTCGTTCAGGTTCGCGGTGTGCTTTTCTTCCTGAGTACGCACATAGATCACCGTGCCCGCTTTCCCATCAGGACCATCGCGACGCACGACACTGACGACGGCGTCAGTGCCGGCGATCGTGACGTCGTGCAGATGCGCCAAGCCGAACGCGTTCAAAATCTCCGGCCTGATCCGGCCACCGTTCAAGTCACCGGCGACGACGGTCGCCGGCATTGTTTCGGGTAAATAGTAAGTAAAACCGGGCATGTTCCCCCTCGTCTGGCTATCTCTTTTCGTTGCTACCCCCACAGAACGCGACGGTCGCGTTCTGTCGTACGTTCTCGGTCAGACGTCTAAGATGTCGCGTCTGTCCCTTCGGTCGCATCAGGCGACGCGTCAGAAGCTGGCTTTTTGGCCTTCGCTGACTTCTTCGCCGGTTCGGGCGAATCCGCGGGGCTTTCGGCCGGTTCTGCCGCTGCGTCGGCTTTCGGTGCGGCCGGCTTCGCTCGCTTCACGCGAACCGCGTCGCACGCAGCCGTCAGTCGATTGCCGATCGCGGCGATGCGGTCGATCGTGTCGACTTCCAGTTCGTCGAAGATCACGATCAGTGCGTCGACCGATTCGGTGTCGATGACGGCTTTCGCGAGTTCTTCGGGCGACTTGTCACCGCGTGCGACTTCGGCGACAGCTGCCAGAGCGAACGTCGTCTGAACGTCTTCCTGATGTTCTTTCAGTGAGTCGCGTTCGAGTCGCGACCGTTCCTTCGCGATCAGCGATCGCACTTCGTCGTCGGCCGCATTCGCGATCGCTTCGCACGCGGCTTCGCTGAAGTGCTTCACGATCTCATTCGCGAAGACGCGCGTCTGCGATAAGTGTTTTTCGATTCGATTTCGGGCTGAATGCCGATTCTGCGACCACTGCGAAAGATCGACGGGCATTTGTGAAGTTCCTTCTGTGAACGTGATAGATTCAAGACACGCGTCGGCGTGTTACGAAATTGCTTGATCGAAGGTGACGGCGACCGGTGCCGTGCCGGCCGACGGTCGCGTCAGCGTCAGCACACCTTGCGCGATCGCGTCGCTGCCTGATAGTTCGGTCATCACCAGATGGCCCGACGTGGCTGCGAATTTTATGTGTTCTTCGTCGGTCGTCGCGTATGCGTGCGACTTGTCTTTGTACTTTCGCAGAAACCACGTCGCCGCAGTGACGGCCGCACCATTGCCGCCGTACGTGCTGAGAAGTTCGGCGTCGGTCGTCTGAAAGCGTAGTTGTCGCTTGATGTCTTTAATGCCCACGTAAGAATAGAATCCTTCGCCGTCGGCTGCGATCTTTTCGAGTTCGATCGCTAGTTCGTACGTCCATCCCTGAGTCGGCCGCAGCGTGCCGTTGATTTTGATCGGGCCATTCTTGAAGTGTTCGGCCGCTTGTTCGGTTCCAGCGAGAGCTAGGCCAGTGGTGTAGACGACCGGCGACGTGCCGTCGGTCGACACCGGAATGACACGCGCGGTCAGTTCGGCCAGACCTTCGGCACGGATCGAGTCGACGACGACCATCGCGTTCGATTCCATGCGGCCGCGAAGATGCGATTCGTCGGTCGTCGTATAGCGCGCGTTAAACGCTTTACCGGCACGCCACCACGCGTCGACGTTCTTCGCACTGAAGTCGGCCGACGTCGCTGCGTTGTCGGCCATCGCGCCTAGGAATGTTTCGATTTGCTGCGTTCGCAAACTGAATACCGGATCTTCCATCTGCGAACCGGCAAACAGCAGTTCGAAGTCGCCGGCCGACTTTTCGTGTAGTTCGGTCAGGTTCTTAGAATGCCCGAAGTCGCTTAGCTGGGTGATGACGACCGGCGTGCCCGATGCGTCTAAGATCAGCGCGTGCGGATAGAATTTTTTGCTGACGCCCATCGTGTTAAATCCTTGTCGTTCGGGTTGCCGTTTTGAAGTCGGCGATCGCTTGCACGATATAGTCGTCAAGCATTCGCGAGAGTTGTTCTTCTTCGCCCGGCAGAACTTGCGTGATCTCGAATGCCATGTTCGGCTTTCGTGGGTCGCGTGGTCGCTCGGTCAGGTATACCGGGCCGGGCATGATCATCGTCGCACGTGCGGCGAAAGCTCGAATCGGGTGCGGCCGTAACATCGCGGCTTTCATCGTGCCGCTACGAACTAGATCGATGTTACCGCCGGCCTTAACTAGATCGCTGCGTTCCTTCGCAATGCTTCGCTTGATGCGTCGGTATTTTTTGCCGCGTGGTTGGAAGTCGTAGCGATCGCGGTTCGAGCCGATGAAGTGCTTCGGCAGCATTCGCTTTCGCCAGTCGTTCACTAGCGCCTTCAGTGCCGCGCGAATCACCTTCGGCAGATGACGCTTTGCGATGTCATGCGGGGGCGATTCTCGCAACGTGATCAGATACGGAAGCACTAGCCGGCACCTCCCGCATCGAAGGACAGTTCGACCAGCACGAAGAAAAAGTCGTAGTTCTCGCTTTCGCTTCGCGGCGATCGCAAGCACTGCGTCGCGTGCTGAATGCCGCTAAATGGGTAGTAGTTATCTGTGCCCATCTTTTCGGCGATTTCCTGAATCACATTGCCGGCCCATTCGGCGAATGCGTTCAAGCTTCGTTTGTGGTCGTTCTGATATTCGGTCGTTTTGGTCAGATACAGTTCGACGCTACCGCTGGCCGACACGTGCGCGCCGTACGACTCCGCATCTGGGTTCCATGCCATCGACTCGGTATCGTTGATAACGGCTAGGGGGCGCGTCTTCTTAGCTCGGTATGGGTCATGTTCGACGAAACCCCAATAGATGTGGTTGTCGCGAATGAACTGTTCGCCGGGGTTGCCTTCGATCGACGCACAGAACGTCGTCGACGCTATCAGTAAATCTTCCAGCCCTGCCATCGGTGCGGTAATGTAATTCGCCATTAGCGGCCGACCTCCCTGCGACGCGTCGGCCGCGTGAAGACTAGCTGCCACGTGTAGTCGCTCGCTTCTTCGATCACGCCGTCGTATTGGTACAGTCGGCGATCGAAGTCTTTCGTCGCGGCACGTCGTAGCGTGTAACCTGGCACCGGGTCATAGATTCCCTTTTCCCGATCACGCATCACGCTGACGATCAGTGTGTCGACGTCCTTCGCTTCGCCCGTTTCTGGGTTCACTTCCGCGATCGTCGTGCGTCGGCAGCTGGCGATGATCGTGCGCATCGCCCCACCGGGCGGCGCAATCTCGACTGATTCGGCGAACCGTTCAGTCGACAGCATCACGTTTTCGGCGTGATGCTTTCGCAGATCATCGAAGCCAGACATACAACACCAGACACGAAGGACAGAAACAAAAAAGAAAGGGCGTCGCCGTCGCCGGGGGTAAACGACTTCAGGCGACGCCCCAAACGCGGACGTTTAGCAAACGTAATCGATTTCGATTTCGTCCACTTGCAGCCACGGCACGGCCGTCGATGCCGACTTCTGAAGTCGAACAAACGGCTGAAGCCCGGCCGCATAGTTCGACATATCAAAAGACGTGTACGGTGCGACGCGTTGATATCCCAGGCGATTCTTTTCGCCGTAGAATCCGATGTTCGACGCGTGTCCCTTCGGCAGCTGCGGCGGGGCATTTCGCTGAACGCCCTGTTCGAAGTTGATGCCGAACCATTGCGGCGTCGTGCCGAGCGACAGACCGGTCGTGATGTCGTCGACGTTGTTGGTGCCGTCGTCGGTTTCCGCGACCAATGCGTTCGAGCCGTCGGCCTTGAACATCGCGGCCGCTGCGATCGCATCCAGGTCGGCATTGATCGCCGAGCAAACGCCGAACGCGGCGATCACCGAAGCGTCGAACGAAGCCGACGCCGACACCTTCATGCGGATCGCTTGCAGATCGGCGATCAGAAATGGCAAGATGTCGCCCAGGTAGAGCGTCAGCACTTCGATTTCGTTCGTCGCGGCCAGCGTCAAACGCACACCGCCACCGTTCACGCCGATCACCGTCGGCGAACCGGCTGCCGAAGTATCGGCGTAGATCAGGTTAGAATTGCCGGCCGTCGTCGACGGCACGTAGCCACGCAAGTCGTAGCGATGCGTGCGGGTGTTGTTGGGTCCGATACCGTTCATCGTTTATCACCTCATTCGATTAGTTTGGTTGCAATTTCTGAAAGCGAGAAAAGCGGCCGGGCCATCCGGTGCGGCCGCGTTGCGTGTTTTCCGTTCAACGCGTACCGATTAGGCACCGGTGCCGGCGTTGCGAATGATCGGTCGATGATTTTCGATCGCAGCACCGAATCGGCCTTGAATCTCCCAGGTCCAGCACCCGGTCGCCGGATCGAACCAGCGAACGATTCGCCCGCTTTCGTAGCCTTGCATGAAACAATAAACCAAAGCCGGGCACACGTTCGGATCGGTGCCGCCGTAGTATTGAATCGTGCTAAACTGATCCAATTCAGGTTCAGTGATCGGGTCGATCTTGCCGGCGAATACGTTCTTTCCGGCGATGTCTTCCGCAACTTGCGTCGGCAACGACAAGCAAACTTGTTCGGCTTCGGTTTCCATATCGGAAGGCACCAGCAGCCAGTTCATCGGCAGACGTGCCGAGTGTTCGCCGTCGACCGTCTTCTGCTTTCGCATTGCCTTTCGCATCTTGCTGATTTCCGTGATCGACGGTGCGGCACCAGCAGCGACGACGTTCGCGTGATCGCCGTGAAACAATACCTGATTTGACCAGGGCAAAGTTATCTGAGCGACAAGCATGTTGACCATCAATTGGTTGAGTGTCAGATCATGCGCCGTCTGAAGCTTCATAAGCTTCTTCTGAAAAAACCCTCGCTGATCAGCGGCGATCATGCGAGGCGTCAGCGTCGCGTGGGCACCGTATTCGTCAGCTTGCACGAAGTTGACTTCTTCGCTGAAGGTGATCTCTTTCGACTTCTGCTTGTCTTCACGTTGCGACATTAGCGGGAATTCTCCGCTGCCGTAGATGCTGTGAAGTTCTAGATCGGGCACGCTGTCGATGCGACCGCACCAGCGACGATAAGTCGTCGGTGTGATTTCCATCGACTTCGCGAAAATCTTAAACGCTAGGTTGTCGAGAAGTGCCGGATACCGGCCGGGTGCGGCGAACGGTACGCCGGCCGCACCGACGAATCCATCGCGAGTTTCCGTCAGCGTCAATTCTTCAGAAGTGCCCGATTGAGTCCTCAAGAACGCTTTGGCAATGTCTTCGTTATTCGCGTTCAGACCAATGTCGACATTTGCTGCCGACAGATAGGCGCGGGCGATGTTCGGCAACGAAGCCGATGCGAAGTCGCGGCCGTGTTCGCCGAGTTCGTTCGCCTCGATCATCCCTTGCGAGTACATGATACCGGCAGTCGCACCGGCGACGATGCGATCGAGTGCGTCACCGGTCGGGCGAATCGGCGTCAGCGGTTTTGCTGAATTGCCGACTAGCTTCTTCCATTCCGGCCGCACCGAAGCGACGGTCGCGTTCAGATCGTCACACGCTGCGGCGACGACGGCTTGATCGATGCCGAGTTCTTCGCCCATCGCGATCAGTTCGCGGCGACGTTCGCGATCAGCTGCCAAAGCGTCGGCAGCGGTCGGACCATTCGACGCGCCACTGTCCGAAGTCGTGCCGGCAGTCACGCCGGCCGCGTGCCGCAGAAGATCGACGCGAATCGTTTCGTCGTCGTTCGGCTTCGTCTGGCCTTTGATGTTGTAGAACTTCGCGACTTCCTGATCGCAAACTTCGTCGGTCGCGTCGATGCTGCTGATCAGTTGGCAAGCCAGCAACGCATTTTTCACCTGAGCATTCATTGAGAAAGTCTCCTTCCGTTGGGTTTGTTGCGTGCTTTGTAGCTCGCTTAATACACTTGAGAACGTACGCACGCCGTCGATCATTCCGATCTTTGCGGCTTGCGCTGCTAACATAACGCGACCACCACCGAAGTCGGCTTCGACCGTCGACGCATCGACGTTGCGATTTCGAGCGACAGCCAAAACAAACTGTTGATACATAGACGACAGCCGGGCCATCGCGTTCGCTTTTGCTTTTTCGCTGAGTGGTTCGACCGGTTGCATATCGGCCTTCGACTCGGGAATTCGCAGCACGCTAACGGTCAGCCCTGCTTCTTCGTTCTGCTTCGATCGATCGACGTGCATCTGAATGACACCGATCGACCCGACTAGACTGCTTTCGGTCGCATAAACTTTCGTCGCGGCCGATCCGATCCAGTACGCGGCCGAAGCCATTAGCCCTCGAGCGATCACGTAGATCGGTTTCTTTTCGCGTGCTTCGAAGATCATCGTCGCGAGTTCGGCCGTTCCTAGCGTGATGCCGCCGGGCGAATCGACGTCGATCAGAATCGATTTCACTTCGTCGTCGCGAAGTGCTTCGGCGATTTCGTTCTCGACTCGAATCGTCGACGTGCCACCGCTGAACGCCATAAACATATCCATTCGATTCGCTATCGTGCCGTAGATCGACAGCACGCGAACACCGCCGAACGTCGGTGGCTGGTTGCCGCGACTGCGACCATCTGGCAACATCATCGCGATTTCTTCGCTTTGCTGCCGGCCGTGCGCCCCTTCGACTACTTCGGCGACTTCGTCTTCGGCCAGCACTTCGCCGGCATACGCACGCGACAGGAATTCGTGAATCTGTGCGAACTTCGATTCTTCGATCGCCCAATCGGTCGAAGTCACGGCCGACAGAATCTTCGTCATCTTGCGAGTGCGTGGCATTATTCTTTACCTTCCGATTCGGTGGTTTCCTGATTGTTGGCCGGCTGCGCTTCGCCTTCGGTTTGAAGGTTTCCGCCGTTGCCCTTGCTGTAGTCGAGAACGACGCCCTTCTTCGCAGCGAGTCGCGCTTCGCGTCCCATCTGGCCGATCGTTCGCTTGTAATGCAAACCACGCCGGCCGTTTTCGATTTTGAGCGTCGACTGACCGCTGCGCATTCGAGCCGTCGCGGCTTCGGTTTCATTCACCGGGTCGAGTTGTTCACGACCGACCGGCAGATGATCGAGCGACTGAAAGATCATGCGGTTCTTTCGGTACGTCTGGACGTTCACCGACTTGATCGTGCCGAGTGCGACGGCTTGCGACTGCCACAGATGCCGCGTCGGGCCGCAGATCGTCGTCGCGAACGACTGCTGTAGTGGTTTCACCATGCCGTCATCTTCCAGGTGCGCGGCACGTGCGGCCGTGTACGACGTCGCCGATAGATCGCCGGTCTGCCGGATATACGACAAGTCGATCGACATCGCTTGTCGCATGTTCATCAGTTTGATGAATTCGCCCGACGCGTTGTTCGGTCGGTGATTCTTCACGACGTCGATCTTTTCGTTCACGCCGATCGTTGCCAGGTTCGCGTGCCCCATACGCACCGGCGTCGGGCCGACGTTCCCCAGCAGTCGCGCGTCTTCTTCTTGCAGCCCTAGCATTTGCTGCCACGGCTTTTCGGCGTGATAGACGACGGTGAACAGTGCGGCGATCGCGGCAGCGGTCAGTTCATTGCCCAGATACCAATCAATATCACGCGACGCTAAAGCCATCGCGACGTACCAGCTGACGCCGCTATTCGCCGACGCTTGATCGACGATCGGGAACCAGTGCATGACACGCGACTTGTCGATGCGTTTCGAGTTGCCGCCGGCCGTCGCGCTGTAGTCGTCGTAGGGGTGCGCGTCGTAGATGTGATAGGCGACCGGGCGATTCGTTTGCCAGTCGTATTCGATGCCGCCGACGATTTTGTTCACACCTTCGCCACCGGTGCGATCCTTCGTGCGATCGAGTTGTTCGCTTTCGATCACTTGCAAGCACAGCGGCACGGTGCGACTCGGGTCGGGGTTGTTGCAGATCAGAACGATGCCGTTGCCGGTGTCGCTCGCTTCCTTGAATGCCAGCCGTTGAATTTCCCAGAAGCTACGGCTATGCACTGCGTCGGCTTCGTGTTCGGCCCAGTAGTTGAATAGAAAGTCGCTTTCGTCCTCGAACCGTTCCGCCATGCCGCGAAGTTTTTCATCGTCAGGGCTAAGAACTTCCGACGCTTCGTCGGCTGCGCTGAACGATTGAATTCCGGTGCCGATCACCAGTCGCGTCAGCGCTAGGGAAGCTTTGCGAATGCCGTGATCGTTCTTCACCAGATCGCGAATGCGTGGCGTCAACCGATCCCAGCTAGACGCGATCGCGCTGTCGCCGCTGCGGTGTGGTGGCATCCAATTGACAGTTTGCGACGTGTTGCGTGCCGCTTTGTAAGCTTCGACAGCTGCGACGACTCGGGCCAGCGACTCGACTTCGCTGTCGGTCGTGTACTGGTCGCGATTGTCTGCGGCCGTGTAGCTTCGGCCGACGCTTCCCATCACCGCGCCCATCAATCCCCCCGAACCACTGGACGAAGAACGGTATAGTTCCCGGCTTCGGCCGCGACTTCGTCCTTCAAACGGTCGCGAATTTTGTAGAGTTCCGTTAGAGAAAGATTCGTATAGTCTTTCCCGGCTTCGCTGTATTCAGCGACACCGCCACGCAGAACGATCAGAATCGTCGCTTCGCATGCGTCGAGTTGTTCTTGAGCCGTTGCCATGCCGGGCAATCTAACCGCCGGCCGGCCGATCGTGCGTCGCCAGTCTTCCAAACGCTGGAAACTAGGCCCGAAAAAAATCTGAAAAATGCCTCTTGAGGCGTTCTATTCAACTGATATCATTAGGTAATACCCAGCAGGGTTAAACAAAAACGGCCCGGCGATTGAGTAGCAGTCAACCGCCGAGCCTATCGAATCCCCTTAGTACAGAAGGACACTCGACCATGAAATTCTACGGACAAGCCGAAGTCGTCGCCACCCGCATTCTGAACGCTTTCGAGAATAACACGCTGCCGAAAGCACTAGCCCACGTCTTCATTATCGCGAAGAACGAATCGATCCCCTGCCATGCGTGGAGTTGGGCGAATCGTCTGGCCGTCGCTCTGGCCGGCTTCGACGACGCACGCGGTTTCAAGCAGTGGAAAGAAGTTGGTCGCAGCGTCAAGAAAGGTGAAAAAGCTTTCCCGATTCTAGTGCCGCTGATGAAGAAGATCACCGAATGCGACGACGCCGGCAACGAATCGAAGAAGTCGTTTCTTTACGGTTTCAAGTCGGCCGCAGTTTTCGGCCTCGAGCAAACCGAAGGCGAAGCACTGCCGACCGGCGATGCGAAAACGGATGCGTTCCTAGAATCGCTGCCGATGCTGGAAGTCGCGAAAGCGTGGGGAATCACCGTGCGTGCGATCGACGGTCGCGGCGCACGCTTCGCCGGTCAGTACGACAAACGCGGTTCGATCACGCTGTGCGTCGAGAATCTTAGCACTTGGGCGCACGAACTGATTCACGCGGCCGACGATCGCAACATCGCCGGCGGTTTGAAAGGTGGTCAGCGACTCGATCAGGAAGTCGTCGCCGAACTAGGCGGGGCGATTCTGCTCGAACTGCTCGGGCACGAAGTCGACGCCGATCGCGGCGGGTGCTGGGAATACGTGAAGCACTACGCCGAAAAGAACGGAAAAGAACCGCTTGCCGTGTGCCAGTCGCTTCTTAATCGAACTTGCGAAGCCGTCGCGCTGATCCTAGCGACGGCCGACGCCCTGGCGATCGACGAAGTCGCGGCCGTTTAATCGGCCGCTTTCCCTTCCCTTTGAATTGATTCCTAACCTTTGGAGATATCCCAGATGATCGAAGTAATCGACTACACCGGCCAGAAGCACGAATTCGCCACCATCGACGACGCGTTCGCTTTCGCGTGCGACCACTTAGATGATTGGATGGAAGCGACCGACAGCGTCGCACGCTATCCTGGCCCAGATGGTCAGCAGTGCGGCGAATTCGTCGTCGTCGACGACTTGCACATGCCGACCGACGCGTGCGTTCGCTGGCGATCGAAGCCGGAAACGCAGCCGGCCGACGCGATGAAGATCGAACAAGTGACGACGAAGTTCTTTCGCGTCGAATGCAAGGGCGCGACGTATATCGTCGAAAAGTCGTCGCACCGAAAAAGCGACGCGTGGCACGTGTCCGAAGTGATCGACGGCGAAGAATCGTGGGTCGATACGTTCTTCAGTAAACAAGACGCATTCGACGCGATACCGAACTTCGAGTCGTAACGCGTGACACCTGATCGACGACCCGCGAATTCTTTCGCGGGTTTTTTTGTAGAGTCTCCCGACCTTCGACCGATTAGATTCTAATGATATCAACCGCGACTCATTCCCCAGGTGAACCGATGCCGAAGACATTCTCTAAACTGATCCGGCAGCTGCCGGCCGAACTGCTGACCGCTGCCCAGGAAATACAAACGACCGACGGCTTTTCGTCGGTCGAAGCCGTCTTTCGCGAAGCACTGCGGCAGTCGCCGATCTTCGCCGCGTACGACATCGAATGGCCGGAAGTGACCAAGGGGGGCGCGCGTCCGAATAGCGGCCCCAAACCGAAGAAGAAGTCGAAGCGATCGAAGTGATCATTCGCGCGACTGGACGTTCGGCCCCTTCGCCAGTTGGTTGTAACGCTGATACGCGGCCGCGACCTTCGGTCGAATCTTCTTCACGTTGAAGTCGCACCCCTTCGTCGGGCAAACGTAATACGTCACCAGCGGGCTAGAATTGTTCGCCGTGCATTGAACGAATCGGTCGTTCGCTTCGTCCGTGCATCGCGGACAGAATACCGGTTCAGTCTGCCGCAGCGTATCGTCGCCGCTTTTCGCGTGCGGCATCGGTGCCGCTGCCGGATTGGTCGCCGGCGTGTTCGCGTCTTGTCCTTCGCCGTCGGTGATCGCTGGCGGTTCGGCCGGCGGGTCGTCGTTCTGTTGTTGCGATTCGGCGATCATTTGCAGATGGCCGATCGGGTCCTCTTGCTTTAATGCTTCGTTGATCAGCGTCACTTCTTTGACGCCGAGCGCATCTAGATCGATCTTCAGTTCGCCGATCAGTTTCTGAAGATCGGCCTTCGTTGGTTTTCCATCATTCTTCGCGGGCATGTTTTCCCCTTTAACGTTCTAGATAGTATTCGTCACGCGCGACGACGTTCACTTGCTGCGGTTCGGCCACGTTGACGATCGGCGCGTCGAAGTCGCTTACACGCGGCCATTTGCTCGAATCCCACCCGATCGCGAGTTCGTTGACGATCATCTGTGCGATCGCTCGGGCATAGACTTCGGTATCCCAAAAGTCGTGGCCGATGTGGTGGTTCTTTTCCTTCCAGATGACTTTCACCTTGCCGGCCGAATCTTTTTCGACGACCTTCGGTTCGTTCACTAATTGCTTCAGATAGTCGGTGCCGGTCACTAGCACGTCGCTTGTGAAGTAGAACGCACCCACGCCACGCGGCGCGTTGAATCGTTCGGCTAGGTCCTGCTTGAACAGATTGACATAGATGCCCCACTGTTCGAGACCTCCTTCATACTTCACTTCGCCCGACTGCGATTCGTAAAGCACATTGCGACGATACGGTTCGCTGCTGTTCAGTTTGTGATCGCCGCGAATAGCTCGAATGCGTGCGCGTAAATTTGGGGGCAAACTGCGAAGCCATTCGTGAACATCGAGAACGCGATAGTTCGAGTCGATGCCGGCTAACTTGATTCCCATTTCTGGCAAGCCGTGCGGCGACTTCGTCGGCCGGCGATGCTGATCGACGACCGGCCACTTCTTCGACAGGACGTGTTCGACCAGCGGCACCAGGTCAGACTTCAGAACGACGTTTTCGTTTTCGTCGATGTCGCGATCGAAGTGCCCCCAATCGACTAGCCAGGACGTCGTCGAATCACCCCACGCACGCACGACCCAATAAACGCGATCACCTTGCACGTCGATCCCAGCAGTTAAGAACCACGCGTCGGCCGGCACGGTTCCCTTCGTGTGCTTTCCTGAAAGCCGACTGCCAAGTTTGTTCCATTCCGGCATCTTGTCGCGCGTCGTATGCGGCAGACCTAGCCAGTTCTTCAGGAAGTCGGCCAGCTGGCCGCGATGGTAGTGGTCGATGAACGCGGCCGCGATCGATCCGAAGTTCTGCGACGGCGACATGATCGACCAAAGGTGATAGCCGCGGGCCCGACCGCTGCGTTCTGCGATGCCGCACAATTTGCCTTTCTTGTCGACGTGCTGACCACGCGGCACCCAGCGACCCGAAAGCAGAAATTCGTCTTTATCGGCGTTCGTGATTTTGCAGCCGTTCACGCACACATAGTGCGCACTGACGCGGGCGTCATCAGCCGATAGAAGTTTGCCGTCGTCGTCACGATATCCGGCGACGCCACCCCTGCCCGCTTTGCTGCCGGCTTTGTACGGATAGAACCGAACTTCCTGCGACGTCTTGCAATGTGGGCAACGTCCGTGCCACTTTCGCGCGTCGCTTTGATCGTAGCGCTGGCCGATCGGTGACGGATCGTCGCCGGGTGACGACTCGCAGATGATCGTCGACCGAAAGAACGCTTTGACGCGTTCACCGGCTGCGGCGATCGGATCGCCACCCTTTGAGTCGCCGCGATAAACGTCGATTTCTGAAAGCAGCATCCACCCGCACGGCCGGCCGCGAAGTCGCTGTCGTGCGCCAGAATACGCGATATAGAGTCGGCACGTCTTCAGATCGATATGCCGATTGTTCCAGTCGGCTTCGCGCGGCACACGCGACCGAAGCTTCGGCGATCCACTTGCCAGCGCATAGATGCGATCGCGAAGTTCGACGGCACTGTCGCGGTCGGGCGTACAGACTAGCCCAGGCACCGGGTTGATATCCGACATCGCCAGCGCGGCGATCAGCATCGAAAGCGTCTTGCCGACTTGCGTCGCGGCCATGATGTCGACGGTGTCGACTTCAGGATCGAGGCACGCGTCTAATACTTCATTCCACCAGGGGCGATTAGTCGTGTCGTACGGGCCGGCGGTTGCTTCGTACGCACGCGAAAGCCGAATCGTCGACGTCGCCCAACTAGAAACGGTGACGCGTGTTCGCGGCTTGATCGCGTTCGCGGCCGATTCCTTCAGTCGTTCCAGCTGCGGCCGGAATCGTTCGAGTGCTTCGATTTTTTCGGTGGTCGTGATCATTCGTCGTCGACGTCTTCTTCGTCTTCATCCCCTTCGATCAGTTCGGCCAGCGTGCTTTGTATCTGGTCGACTTTGTCGCCGACTTTGCGGCGAATCTTCGTTCGTGTTTTCGCGTCGATGCTTTCCGGCATCAGTGCGATCACTTCTTCGTCTAACGTTTCTAGAATCGCTTTCGCGGCCGATAGCGTGCGAACGATGAACCGTTCGACGACGTCGACGCTGATCAGGCTTTCCAGTTCGCGTTCATATTCCAGTTCAAGCTTCTTCGCGCGGGCGACGTTGATGCGATCGCGTGAATCGTTGCCGCTGCCGGTCTGGCCGAACTTCGGATGATTGGCGCGCCATGCTTCGATTTCGGAAATTGGAAAGTAGCCATCCTGCCGGCCGGGCGAACCGCTGAAACCAGGAAAGCCGGGTTCGTTCAGCCACTCTGAGAAATAGCGAAGCGAGACACCGAGCGCCGCAGCTGCTTCGCGGCGTGTCGTGCAGATTTGCCCGACCGACTGCGCAGATTCTTCGGCGACTTCTTCGGCGTGTCCGTTCTCGATCAGCCACGCGGCGACCGCTTCTTCGTCGAATAGCTTTCGGCGACCGTCGAGTTCGTGCGGCATCCCTGCCGTGATCCACTTGGTCAGCTGCGGTTGAGTTATCCCCAGCAGTTCGCGAAGTTCGGTAAACGTCAGCACTAGCCATCCTTAACGTCAGCCCGCATTCGAGTCGTGCGAAACGATGCGAAGCTTCGACAGTCGATCCGTCTTGCCAGTTGCTTCGGCGATACTTGCTTCGGCTTCTTCGTCGCTCGGTTCAATCGGCACCCCTTCGCCGTTCAACGCGTAGTCGCGGCGAATCTGGTCGAACACGATCTTCGCTTTCTTGGTCGTCGCTTCCGACATCTTTTTTTCGGGCTTGCCGGTTTCCTGATTGAAGTGCGTGTCGAGTTCGTAGTGCATCAGCGCCAGCATCTTCTTCGCGCCAGACTTCACTAGCCCGCGAATGCGTTTTACTTCTTCTTGTTCGTTGTGATCGCTCATGCTTTGAACTTAAACGTCGCGACAGTTCGGCCGGCCGACGTCCTCCACTTGTGATCGGAGAACAAGCCCGTCGGCTTGGTTCCTATCTTCTTAACGTTGCTACACGACCACGACGTCGATCGGTTGCAATGGCCGGCGATCGCCGAATGGCTAGTCGTCAGAGATACCGACACCGGGCCGACTTCATCGATCAGCACGTTCGGCACGGTGTCGACTAGCTTGCCGGCGATGCCGATGCCCTGAAAGTCCGGCAGCACGACGACGCGCGAGAATCGCCAAGACGCTTTGCGAAAGTGCGTCAGCATCGCGACGAACGCGACCGGTAGCCCCTGCCACGTCGCGAGATAACACCGCGCCGCACGGTTCAGCGAACTATCTAGATAGTGATGCGGCGCAAACATTTCCCACGCTTCATAGTGGCAGCGAACAATTTCAAGGGCGATTTTAGGTCGTCGCCGAAGGCACCCCCTTGCCAGACGTCTGGTCGACATATCGAGAACCCAATCCGGCCGCAGCCATTCGACGACGTCGTCGTGACAAGTAACCGCGACGAACCGCTTCGTGATGTGGCCGGCGTCGATGCTTTTGCGAATCGCGGCCGACGCGATCTTCGCGACGTTGCGATCGACGACGCTTGTGAATTCATCGAACGCGACGACATCGCCGGGCGATAGGATCGCGCGTGCCAGGTCGCAGCGAAATTGTTCACCGTTCGATAGCACGTGGTACGGCTTGCACCATGCCGGCGGGCTACCGAAGCCGACGGCCGTCAGCGTCTTCGTGATGTGCTTCACTTCCAAGTCGGCGGGGAATGCGTCGATGATCGCTTTGGATTTCGGCCAGCGTGACGACGTGTAGAGCTTGCCGCCGAATGCTTCTTTCGCGATCGTCGACTTTCCCGATCCAGACGGCCCGACAATCATGCCGACTTGCCATTCGTCGGACAGATCAGGCAGTTCGACTTCGAACGTGCTGGTTAGTTTCTTTTCAAGCGTGACGTCGAACATGCCGGCGATCGCGTCGACGTTGAACGACTTGTGAACGTCGCAGCTGACTACAGATTTAATAGCTTGCACGTCAGCCCCCGTTCGGTCAGTTCTTCGTAAAGTTCGCGCTGCTGTTGTTCCGAATCGCATTCGACGACGACTTGCTTCGTTTCGATATCGACTTCGTCGGTGTTGAGTCCGAAGCCACCCCCGCCGGCCGCGTCGTCGTCCGGCAGCTGCGGATCGTACGCGTCAGATAGCCCACGCAGAAAGTCGGCCAGTTCTTCGTTGTCTGTCACGATGCCGGCGCACAGTTCATCGAGCTTCGCTTGATCGGTGCCGGCTTTCGTCGCGATCGCATCGAACGTCGCCAGCACCTTCTTCGCTTCGGCCGCGTTTAGGTCAGTGACTAAGACGGGTATCACTTCGTCGCCAGCTAACTTCTGCCGCGCGTGTCCATCTAGGATCGTAAGCTTGCCGCGATACGGAAACGCCAGCACCGCGCCGGCGAATCCGACTTCGTCGAGTAGAGCCTGCAGAACGCTAAGCTGACCATCAGGATGCGTTCGCCAGTTCTTCGGGTGCGGTTTCAGGTCGCACGCCCTGACGCGTTTTAATTGCTTGATTCTGTCGCGTAGCATGTTGTAGCTTCCAGACCTTAGAACGCGGGAGAAGCGACGCCAGACGGCTTCCCGACGCGATTTTGCCGGTTCCTAGATTTCACAATGATGATGAGGCATGAAAAAATACCCCAAACCGCGCAAAAAGCTTGCGATCGCCCGGGGAC